CCGGGCAGCGCACGTATGACGCGCCGCCAGGGATGATTAAGGTAGAGTATGCTCGTAGAAAAGAGCCTGCATCTACCCCGATGCAAATCGTCCCGGCTCATGTTCTTGCTCAAAAATACGCATTTGAGCAATACACAAGCCTTCCTAATTTCATCGCGTTCGATGGTGCATATCTTGTGATGCACCCAACCCCTAACGGCGCATACACCGTAGACTATTTCTATCAGAACACCATCGACCCGCTATCCGACAGCAATCCGGCGAATGTGATTCTTAAGCGTTTCCCGGCGCTGTATTTGTGGGGGGCTTGCCATGAGGCAGCCATGTTCATTAGGGATGTTGCGCTTGCGCAAGGGGCAGAACAAAAGTACCAGGCCGCGCTCACAAATGCCCGCAGCGTCGATCATGTAGGCGGCGCAACGCTCCGAACCGATCTCGGCCTGCGCAGCGGCTCGTTCAACTTCTACAGCGGGGACTGAGTATGCCGCTTGAGACTGCAACCTACGTCGCTAATCTTGATGCGACCAACCCAACATCAACAGACCCCAAGAGCCAGGGCGACGATCATCTGCGGATGATTAAGCTGGTGCTGCAAAACAGCTTTGCAGGTTTCCCTGGCATGGTAGTCGTGACCGGCAGCGAAGCGCAGGGCGCAACGACCAATGACTACGTAGTCACCATAAGCCAATCGCCGGCATCCTATACGGCGTCTATGCTGGTGCTGTTCAAGGCTGCGCACGCTAACACGGGCGCTGCAACGCTGAAGATAAACAGCCTAGCGGCAAAGCCATTGCTTGCGGTTGACGCAACGGCGCTCAAGTCGGGCGATATTGAGAGCGGAGGCATCGTCGCTGCCTACTACGACGGCGCGAGCTTCTATTTGGTCAGCGGCAACGACCGCGCAAACCGCAACGGCGAAACCTACAGCGGGTCGCATGATTTCACAGCCGCAACGGTCAACGTTGCAACGCAAGCCCAAGGCGATAACTCGACTAAGCCCGCAAGCACGGCTTACGTTGATGCGAGCACGGCTGCGGAGGCCGCGATCAGGGCATCGGTTGACGCGACGAAGGCTCCGATTAACTCTCCGACATTCACAGGCACGCCGCTTTCCCCTACCCCGGCGCTTGGCGACAACAGTACGAAGATCGCAACTACTGCCTTCGTAGTTCAACAGGCGTTCCAAGCGGCTTTGCCGGTGCAGCCCAATAATGGAGTGCAGTACGTTCTTACATCACAAAACGGAGTGGCTTCCTGGGGCTTTAGCACGCCAGGATTTCTGCTCATGGCTCAAGGAGTAATCTGATATGGCATCATATCCACAATACGTCGGCACGCCAAAATCGCCGTCAGTTACCGTCTCGACGGCCAACGCAAACCGTGACGGCACTGGAACGCTTGTAACGCTCATTACAGCCGGGGCGAGCGGTTCGCGCGTTGACCGGGTGAACATCACTGCAACCGGAACCACAACGGCTGGCATGATCCGGTTCTTTGTTAATTCTTCACTAATCCGAGAGGTTCCAGTGCTTCCGATTACTCCATCATCGGCAGTTCCTGCATGGTCTGCCGACGTGGTATTTGATAACGGTCTGGTGCTTGACTCTAGTTCGACGCTGAAGGTGGCGACGAATAACGCAGAGACATTCCGCGTCACCGTGACCAATGGAGGGGACTTCTAATGAACAAGGGCAGCTATGGATACCCGCTTCCTCCAAATGCGCCTACGCGAGTTGCGCCGCCGTATTGGAAGAACGTAAAAGCATACCTAGTCCCAGGGGCCTACAACGATTTCGTGGTGCCGCAGAACGTCTTTCAGGTTCTTGCGGTTGTTGTTGGCGCTGGCGGGTCTGGCGGCAGCGGCAATGGCGGCACGGGCACTGGTGGCGGCGGCGGTGGATTTGCAATGGGCATCATTGATGTGGTGCCAGGGCAGACGCTTCCAACGATCACTGTAGGGGCGGGAGGCGCAGCGGTGACCGGCGCGTCGAACGGTGTTGCAGGAGGCACGTCCTCAGTGGGGACTTTCCTAACCGCGACGGGCGGTGGAGCAGGTCTGACTCAAGCAAGCGGCACGTCTGCTACGGTCGCTGGAGGCGCTGGTGGATCAGGCACGGCTGCTCCGAGTCTACGCGGCGCTTTTACGGCATCAGGCGGGGCTGGCGGCGGGAAAACAGTAGCGAACACTTCGAACGCAGGGGGCTTCGGCGGGGGCGGTTCCGGCTCGATTCTTGGCCCGGGCGGGCAAGGCGGAACGATGGACGGCAACGCCGCGCATACCAACTTTGGTACAGGCGGCGGAGGTTTTGGCGGAAAAGGCGGGAGCATCCCAAGCACAGCAACCGGGGTACTGTCGAGTTTTGGAACCGGAGGCGGCGGACTATATAAGGGCGGCGACCGGGATGCTGGTAGCGGCGGCGGTACTGGCAACGTCGGAACGGGCGGCGGTGGAAGCGCAGGCGCTGGCGTAACTGGAAATGCGGGATCAACCGCCACCCAGGGAACAAACGGCGGCCTTGGTATCTTCAGTATTGGCGGGGCCGGGAATAACTCAGGCGCTGGAGGTAACGGGTCAGGCACGATCGCGGCATCCGCAGACTTCAATTACCTGCTTGCGTTCATTACGCCAGGCATCTTTAATGGTTCCGGCGGTGGTGGCGGCGGCGGCGGAAGCGGAGGAAGTGGCGGTATTGGGGGTGGAGGCGGAGGAACCGGCAGCGGAGGCAGCATAGGAGGCAGTGGTGGTGTTGGCGGAGGCGGCGGAGGCGCAGGAAACAGCGGCGTAATTGGCGGCAGCGGCGGGATTGGCGGAGGTGGCGGTGGCGGATACGCCGGAGGCGGCAGCGGCATGATTGGCGGCGGCGGCGGCGGCGCTGGCAATAGTGGAAGCAGCGGCGCAGGAGGAAACGGCATGGTGCTTCTTGCATGGACTGAGGGCTATTGAACATGAAAAAGGCATGGATCGAAAACGGCGTCATTCGTGACATTTGCCCCGGCGACCCTAGCGAGCTATACCGGCCAGAGGTCGCAGAGCTTTACAGCGCCGATGTTCCTGACGAAGCGGAAAATGGTGACGGGTGGGTTGATGGCGCATTGGTGAAGCGGCCAGCGCCTGAACCATCGCCTGAGCCGATCGATGCGCCTGCTCAGCGCCCGCGCGTCTCGCCTGTCGAGTTCAAGCTGTTATTCACCCCGCAAGAGCGCGTTGCAATCAAATCAGCGCGAGCTGGTGATCCGGTGATCGACGATTTCATGGAGATCGTTGGTGATCCGCGATTGACTTACGTGGATTTGAACCTGCAATCGACGCAGGATGCGCTTAGCTATTTGGTGGCTAAAGGCATCCTGACAGAAGATCGCAAGGTACAGATTCTTGAAGGGAATATGCAGTAATGCCACTGGTGCGCGTGCCCGCCGTTGGCGCTGTTGGTGTCATCAAAGACCTAAGCCAGCACGAACTGCCTAACAATGCATGGACGGATGCTAAAAACATCCGATTCCTAGATGGCTACGCTTACCAGTTCTACGGTCACGGCGAGGTATATAACTCACCTTCATTAACCCCGCAGTATGTTATGCCGTGCAATGTTGGCGGTAATAGGTACTGGGTCTATGCCACTGCATCCAAGGTATTTTGTGTGACCATTACGGGCGGCGTGGCTGTGCATACCGACATCACGCCATCTGCCGCGCGGAACGGGGTTACAAACCAATGGACTGGCACGCTGCTATCTGGCATCCCGATCCTAAACAGCGGCGACACCAGCAATGGGCCGATGTATTGGAGCCTGAACACGGCGAACAAGTTTGCAGAGCTCCCAAACTGGCCTGCAAACACCTATTGCAAGTCACTGCGGTCGTTCAAGAATTTTCTGGTGGCGCTGAACGTCACTAAGTCTGGCCAGAATTACCCATTCATGGTCAAGTGGTCGCACCCCGCAGACCCCGGGTCGTTGCCCGTAACGTGGGATCAGACTGATGCCACAAAGGATGCTGGCGAGGCCGATCTAGCAGAGGGCTATGACCCTATCGTCGACGGATTGCAGCTACGCAATTCGTTCATGATCTATAAGCAGGCTTCTTGCTGGCGCATGGACTACATCGGCGGCCCGTATGTGTTCCAGTTCTCCAAAGTGCTCGGAACAAGTGGGGCATTGAATCCGAATTGCGTGGTGGAAGTCGACGGCTTCCATGTTGTGATGACCGGCTCCGATGTGATCGTCCATGATGGGCAGAGCGCACAATCCGTCCTCGACAAGCAAACACGCCGGTATCTGTTCCAGAATATCGACGTTGACAACCCGGATAAATGCTTCGTATTCAAGAACCCGTTTTTCAACGAGGTGTTTGTCTGTTACCCGTCCATCGGCTCATCGTCATGCAATATGGCGATGGTGTGGAACTACAAAGATCGCACGGTCAGTTTCCGCGAGATTCCTAACCTTAACCATGCTGCGCCAGGGCCGGTAGACAATGGTCTAATCGGGAACTGGGCGCAGGATTCAGCGCCGTGGGATTCGGATTTGACGCTGTGGAACGGCCCTGACTTTGTGCCTAGCACGGCCCGCACCATCATGGCGAGCGCCAACACCAAGCTCTACATGATGGATTCGTCCGCGAGCTTCGATGGCGTGATCCCGCATGCATACATCGAGCGGCGCGGCCTGTCCTTTGGTGCTCCTGAAGCGATCAAACTGGTGCGCGGTATTCGACCTCGAATCGTAGGAAACACCGGAGAAAAGGTAAAACTGCGCGTCGGCTGGTCGAATGACGATCCATATGCCGACCCAACATGGGGGCCAGTCATGGAGCATGTCATTGGCGACACCATTGCCAACGACTGCCTTGTTTCAGGCCGTTACATTGCGCTACGTTTTGAGACTGGAACGGCCTACCAATGGCGGCTCGACAGCTATGACATAGATGTCGAAAACGGGGGTATGTGGTGAGGACTCCGAGCGCGTCTAGCGTCTTTTACGCACCGGCCAACGTACCGGATGACGCGGATCAGTTCCGGCGGTACATCGAGGAAGAACTGCGCAAGATCGCTGCGGCAATCTCTTTACTCGCAGCTGGCCATCTAGACAAAACGACCAGTGCGCCTGCGAAGCCAAGGGAAGGCGATATTCGGCTTGCTGACGGCGTTGGATGGAACCCAGGCAGTGGCGCTGGCGTCTATGCCTATTACAATGGGGCATGGCATATTCTCGGATGAGCCACGAAATGCAAATAACGGTGCGCGGTATTCTCTCAAGTGATGCCGGCGATTGGTGGCCCAAGGTATCGCACTGGGTGGAAGATGCTCTTGCACATGGTGGAGAGTGCTATTCGCTTGATGATATTTTGAGAGCCATCAAGCAGCGCGACATGCAGCTTTGGGTGGTGCATGAAAACGATGAGCTAAAAGCCGTTTGTGTGACCGAGATACGGCAATGGCCGCAAGCAAAAATCTTGACGGCGATCATAGTGGCAGGCAATGATATGCCGCATTGGGTTTATGCCCTTGATGACACGCTGACGCGCTACGCTGTAGCGCACGGATGCAAGGCAATCGAAGCACATGGGCGCAAAGGGTGGAAGCCAACCTTGAGCGAACTTGGATGGCGTGATGTCGTTGTGACATACGCAAAGGAGATCAATCATGTCTAAAGGTGCTAGCACTACCACGGCCACGCAAAAGTCTGAACCCTGGGAAGGC